ATGGGGGGGCTATAGGGGGGCTATTCCATCTTTTATCAGCTCCACGCTTTCCGGCCTCAGAATATGATCTAAATTTGGAAATTTCCTCATCAGCTCTAGTGTGTATAAACCCTTCAGGGGTATCTAAAAAGAATTCGTTAAGAACAGATAAAACTTCTTGTTCTTGGTCTTTCATGCCTATTTGCCGAGCAATATCCCGTTGTTTAATTGGCAATTCATGTAAATAATAATGATCTAAAAGCCTACGAAAAGCCAAATCCTCCATCAAAGTCAAATGATGTGTATGGGTTTTGTAGTCCCCAATATGAAATTGATAATAGTGCATTTAATTTTCAAACCCTTACAAGACCCTGAAAGAAACCTCGGCAGGAGGGGTCTGATCTCTTTTCGATTCGGGGATCAATCCGAATCTAGCCGTGTTTCAACAAATTATAACTCTTTTTTTGTGTACTTTTTCAAAAATATTTTAGGAAATTGTATTTTAACTAATGGGGGTATTCCCCTAGTATTCCAATTATTTACTCTTTGTTTTTTAAACCCTAAACGCCTAGCCAAAGTGGTTGATCCACCTAATAAAGCTATTAATTCACGGTCTAATTCAATTTGTTTTAAGTTCATAATTGAATCTTATCATCTTTTTTTAAAAATATACATATTGTGTATTTATTTTTCAACAATTTGTGTACTTTTCCCAAAATTGGTATATACTCAATCCCAGACGCTACAAACCTGTACGTCATTTAACTAAGGAAAACTGAAGATGGAAAATAAAAATCTCCCCTCAAAATCCAATTTGGATTACTACCGTGATGGATACCAAGACGGTATCGTATCAGTCCTAAATCTAGTCCATGACTACACCGGACACAAAATAACTTCCCAGGCTGAATTAATTAAGTTTGTTCGCAGACTTGAGCTTGATGCTTTATATCCACCACTCAAGGAGATCAAATAATGGACAAAGAAGATAAATTAGTCGTTTACGCTTGCATCATTATTTGCGTATTTATTATTGGATATTTAACAGGGGCACAGGTATGACACAAACTAATCAAGGCGGGAAATTAATTGCTACGGCATTTGTCAAGGCTCAACGTGAGTTTTCTCCGGTTCTTAGAACTGCGGTCAATCCTCATTTCAAATCTAAGTTTGCCAAACTAGAAAATTGTGTTGAGGCAGTACTTGGAGCTTTGAATAACAACGGAATTGCTCTTATTCAAAAGTCATACGATTGTGATGGAGGAATAATGATTGAAACCGTATTCCTGCATGAATCAGGTGAAACTTTAGAGACTGGGATTCTTAGATTCCCAATAGCTAAAAACGATCCACAAGGCGCAATGGCTTGTTTGACGTATGCAAGACGAGGTTCTTTAATGGCTGCATGTGGCATTAGTCCAGAGGATGACGATGGAAATGTTGCCAGTAATAGACCTGAAACATCAGTTAAAACCGTTATCAAACAACCTGAGTTTAATGAATCCGTAGCTGCCGATCTAATTACCGCTATTGGTGACTGCCAGGACTTAGACGAACTGGAAAAGGCTTTTAAAGTAGCTTACAAATATTGCGTGAATAACGAAATGTACAAGTCTGCTACTGTTAAAGCTAAAGATCAAATGAAGACAAAATTAGGGAGCAAATAATGACAACACAAAACGAAATCAGAGCATCCGAGTCACAACATTGGTATACCAGGTTGGGTGAGCCAATGTATACAGTTATTGGTAAAAATGGAAAAGAAAGACCGACAACTTTAAGAGACGGTAGAGCATTAAATTTAGTCCCAAGTGTTACAACAATCCTTAATGTCGCAGCTAAACCGGCTTTAAACATTTGGATTCAACGCCAAGTTCTAATGGCTGCACTAACCCTGCCAAAGCGTCCAGACGAGTCCGAGGAGGACTGGATTAGCCGAATTATGCAAGACTCCAAGGAGGAGGGCAAAGAGGCAGCTAACCGAGGTACTGAAATCCATGCGTCCATTCAGGGATACTTTGAGGGCAAAGGCTACGGTAATCATCCAGATCACGTTCAATCTTTTGAGGATTTGATCACCGAGAATTATGGACGGCAAACTTGGATTCCTGAAATGAGCTTTGCTAATGAGCTTGGATTTGGAGGAAAGACCGACTTACATACCACCGAAGGGCATGGAGTTGTGATTGACGTTAAGACCAAGGAATTTGACAAGGATGACAAGATTGTTGGCTATGACGAGCACTTAATGCAACTTGCAGCTTACCGCATGGGTCTGAGACTTCCGCATGCCGAGTGTGCCAATGCTTTTGTATCTCGCACCGTACCTGGCTTAGTTGTCCTCCACAAATGGACGGAGGAAGACCTTAAAAAAGGTTGGTTAATGTTCACTAACTTACTTCAATTTTGGCAGACTAAAAATGGACACAAATAGATATTTAAACTATTACGAACTTAGGCATCTGGAGTGGTATTACATGGTTCTAGCTTTTGACCAGTTTGAAAAGCATGATGTACTTCACTGGATGTATTTATTTAACTCGGCTCAATACCGAACTTTAGCAGACGAACTAGAAAGGGGAAACAATGTTCAACCAAATTCAAATTATCGGTAATTGTGGGAAAGATCCAGAGATCCGAGCTTTGCCTTCAGGGGACTTAGTAGCTAACTTCTCTGTAGCTACTTCCGAGAAATGGAAAGACAAGTCTGGGGAACTTAAAACCAAGACCGAGTGGCACAATATCACCGCTTTTGGAAAGTTGGCTGAAATCTGTGAAAAGTACATTAAAAGTGGGAAAATGCTATTTATCCAGGGTTCGCTTGTAACCCAGAAATATACGGATAAGAATGGTATCGAAAAAACTTCCCACCATATCAAAGCAGACACAATCCGCATGCTTGGAGGGGAGAAAGATTCCGCTAAACATCCACAAAGTAATCAAAAACCTTCCGCTACTGGATCGGGCTTTGATGACATGGACTCAGACGTACCCTTTTGATCGGAGTAAAAATGGACGCACTAATTGATTCTATTATTTTTGCATCAATAATAATGCTTGCAGGGTTAGTCTCAACTGGTGCGTTTATTTTCTTTCTTTACTTAGTAGGTGTTTATGATGACTAGAGATGAAGCAATAGAAAGAATACAGAAATTCTTAGACAAAAGCAGTCACCACAAATGGAAAGAGGTGCAAGAAGCTATTGATTTTCTAAAGAATGATAAGCCTTATGTCGAAAGTAATTACAAAACTTGGGAGAAAGCCTGGCACAAAGGCTATGATGCAGGGATAGAACAAAGTAAGAAATACGAAAAAATCCTAAGTTATTAATTTACTTTTCCTTTTATTCGACCAATTCTAATAATTAATTCTTGGTCTTCCTGACAATCTTTAGAGCAAAATTGAGAATTTGGCAAAGCAGTATCGTTGCAAGTTAAGCAAAATCCGGTGTACTTTGCCTTTTCCCTTTGCCTGATTGCGTTCAGTGCTGATTCCCTGTGCATTTCCTCGGTGTAATGTGCGTCATCTGCTATGTCATTCATTTGGATAGATCCGATAAAAATAACGCTGCCTCCGCTTGTCTGCGCTTGAGTAATCCTGCCATAACATGCCCACCGGCTTTATCCCATTTCAAGAACTCATCTGCTGCGCCTTCATGGTCACCCTCATTTACTTTTTTAAGTAAAGTAGAACTATCCAAGTTACCGCAACCACAGTTAAAAGCAAAGTCCACCAATGCGTCAAATTCCTCTTGTGTGACTTCTATTTTAAGGTGAGCATTGACATTAGCTACTGCCTTCTGAACGTCCTCTAAGAGCAGTTTTTCAGCGTATTCTTGAGTTATTACAAGGGATTGAAATACATCTTTTCCGGTGTGCCCATAACCAATAGTCCAAGGATCACCACCAGTTCCAGGATCAGGGTAGGCTTCAAGCCTACATCCTTCAAATCGTTCGGTCAGCTTTAATCCGTCTTTTGAATATTCCATTATTTCAACTCATTTTGTTGTCTAATCCAGTCTTGCAAAGCCATCAATTTCACTGTTTCACTGGCGCAGTCGTGTTCAATAGATATTGTGTCTTTGGTGCTGACATCAATTCCTCTGGAGGAGATGGAAACTTGGGGCACTGAACTGCTACTGGTATCACCTGGGGCTTTGATGCGCAACCCTGCATAATAACTATCAACAATAGCCAACTTAGCTTTTTCATTTGATACAACTCCTTGGGTAATTAATTTTTGCTCTACAACTTCGGTTTTTACTTGCTCTTGAGCTATTTCACCCTTAGTAGCAACTTGATCTTTAAATACTTGATATTCACCCTCTAAAGCATCATATCTAAGGTGCTCTATATACCATCCTCCACCTACGGAAAAAATAGCTATAAGTAGTGAAAATATCAGGTTGTAATAGATCATTTTGAAGTTGTAGGTGTAGTCATTGCCGTCATTTTCTCTTGAGATCTGCCAAATGAGGTTATTCCGAGAACCGCACCCATTGCCAAGTGAAAGAACCCTGCGCCTTGCAAAGTCAACGGATTCCATTGGTCATCAACCTTTCCCTTGCCGTAGACCTGAACGAGTGACCAAAACACCGGAAAGATCACAAAATCACAGACACAGACAACCATATACATCCAACCCATGCAAGGACGCCATTTGGAGTTTAACCACCCTGTATCGTCAGAGTCGTTTGTCGAAGATGTTTGTTTCAGTCCTATCATGGGCAGTATTTAGGCAAAAATCCTGTTTCTTGAAAAATCTTTAAACATTCCATCTCAACCGAGTTAGCCTGAAATTTTCTTTTAAACTCAATATGCGCTCTGTCACCTTTGAGACTTTCCTGGTAATCTTGTCGAATGTAATACATCAAACTAAAACAAGTGAGTGTAAAAACGAGCACTGCGATACAAATTGCAACCTTAAACTGAAAATCTTCTCTATCAGACTGAAGTTGTATACGTTCTTGTTCGTCCTTTTTTTTTGCGCTTTGTCAAACTTAGACTTGTCTGCCATTAGCTTAGATCGTTCCTCTTGGAAGTCTGCCCAGAGTGATCCTAATTCTGGAGGGGCTTCCCATGTAAGCATTGTTCTAAGGTCTGCCTCGGCTTGTTCAAGTCTTTTTCGTCTGAGGACGTTGTCAAGGGCAATGGCTTGAAGACTTTTGTTTTTAGGCGGGTTTTTCTCAATTTCTTTTGCATACTCAATTGCCTTTTCTTGATGTTCAAAAAAAGACCCAAGACCGTCTGCGATCTCAGTAATAACCCCAATTGCCTCTTTACCGACTGATTTAGCTTCCTTGTAAAAAGCAACTCCCGATTTAACCGCACCGAGAGCCATCATCGCTAAAGTAAAAGGATCTATGATTGCACCTACTTAGAGATAACCCAACCATGCGAGGCCAACCAAAGATAGACTAGACCGGCAAACGCTGCGGACATTAATCCACCTAAAGTAAACTTACCAAAGGCAGCAAATTGATCGTTTAGCCATTCTTTTAAGGCTTCTTTCGCAACTTCTTTCAGTACATTTGGGTCTATTTCTGCCATGATTTACTCGTATTGAATGTTGATTGATCCTGCGTCAAATGTATCTGTGCCGTTTGTAGTTGTAATAAGAACACGATCTAATGATCCAGAAAGTGCTATTGATCCACCTCCTTGGGCAGTAGTATTACCCCCTGCACTTATACCAAGTACAAAATTAATTACCCATGTATTTGATCCTATTAAAGTTAAAAATATGTTTCCATAATACAAATCATTTGCACTCGAATTTGCGGAAGTATTTAATGGAAATCCTTGTGTTGATGTTGCATTTCCATTTGTTGTATATGTTGCAGTTGTAAATGCGTTATAACCAGATGAAGTTACAGATCCTGCGCCTACTTGTAATAAAGGGATAGATGTACCACTTGTACTAACTCCATTTAACATCACAGTAATACGCTTAACTCCACTAGGAATACCAGTAAAAGTTATTGCCGTTCCCGAAGTGGATGCCTGAGCAGTGCCAAGGTTAGGTATGCCAACCGTATTAGCGTTTGAACCATCAAGGACGATAGCCATAGTAACCCCTTAAGCGTTAGCAGTAATAGCAGACTGAACCGGTGCAATTGCAGCGACAAGTTGTGCGGTTGTTGTAGATGCAGTAATCGCAGATCTAGCCGTTGTGAGTGCGGTAGTCCAATCAGAGTCTGCCATCACGTTTGACATTCCAATCCCTGCTTTGTTTGCTCTATGTTGTACTTCAGCATAAGCCATTGCGTTCAACTGATTTGTAGCTTCTGTTTTAGCTTTGGTCATGTCAACTGTTACAGTTGTTCCGCTTAGTGTCCATGCGTTAAAGAATAAAGCATCATCGCCTTGGGGTAGTGTTGAATCATCAACGATTACCGCACCGGCAGGAGCATCTTTAACTAAGACGGTTTGAATTGGTAGTTCGCCAGTAGGGACGCAGACCGAGACACCATTGTTTGTGTTTGTATATACTATTACTTGTGACATTTTTTATTCCTTTTAATTTCCAAAGACCGCAAAAGTTACAGAAGGTGGGTCGTAAACAGTTGAACCGCTTCCGAATTTAACCAAAATACGAGTTTGAGTTGTAGAGTACAACACGTTAGAACCGTTATCTTGGTAGCCCACAGAAATATTCGCAGCGTTTCCAGCAGCGTTTTGGTTTGTAGACCCGAGCCAAGCATAATTTGAATCTGCAAAGGCAGTTGTGTAATTTATTGTGTAATCACCAGTACCGTTTCTTGTAATACTGCTGACGTTATAAGAAGATCTCGTAGACATTACAGAGCCTGTGTAATAAAAATTACCCCAAGCCAACGCATTAGTCGTAACTCCGTTTGATTGTACTTTTATTAATCCTGAACCATCGGCAGTCTGTGTTATTCCTGTTCCAGATACGGCATTTATAATATTCATTTTGTTTTATCCTTATCAACTAAATACTGAAACAGAAACAGTTGTTGCATCAAAAACACCAAATGATGTATTGTAAGTTGCTACAGTTATAGAACTTGTCGTATAAGTTGAAACTCGAATAACAGCACCACTATCAAGTGCGGCTACCGCACTATAATTAGCATTAGGCATTGCATTTGTAAAATTAACTGTGTAATTTCCTGTTGAATTTCTAGTAACTGAACTAACATTAAAATAACCATTACGAGTTCCACTTGCACCGGCAAAATTTACCCAAGCCTTGCAAAGCGTACCAATTTGCGTACCCGACCCATCATTAAACTGAGGAGCAACTCCAGTCGTACTTGACTGAACTACATCCATTAAACCTGATCCATAACTCATAATTAATTTCCTCTACAAAATTACCCAACGACTACCGCTAGGAATTGTTATTGTTGCGCCAGAATTGATTGTGATCGGGCCAGTACTGCTTGCGCTATATCCTGTTGGTATTGTATAAGAAGTAGTTACAGTTTGACCATTTTCAACAAATACTGTGTCCGATCCCCCACCAGTACCAGATCCTCCACCTTGTGCCCATCTGATACCGTTCCAAGTCTCTACGTTAAAAATAGTGGAGTTGTATCCCATCTGACCAAGTGCCGGACTGGTTGGTCTTGTAGACGTTGTCCAGTTACTCAGTAATATGCCATTTGCCCCGATTGTTGTTCCTGCCATGTTCGTTCCTTATGGGGTTGTTGCACTATATACAGATCCAAGAGTCTTCCAGTTTCCGTACTGATCCAAGGAAGCTATCGGAGTGCCTTGGAAATAGAAAAATAGCTTACTGTTAGATTCCGATATAGTGTAATCAGAAAATGAAAAAGATTGGGGCGCATCTGTCTGAACATCCCAAATCAGATTCATATTCACATCATAGACTTGCTGACGGTAAGAGCCTGAACCGTAAGCCTGGCAACTTCCAATTCCATCAAGAACAATAGGATTGGTGTTGAGAGTTGTTAAAGTATCATCCTGATAGGTGTTTTTGAATGTTGTTGTGCCTGGGATGTAGTAATAGACAAATCCCCCCGCCAATGGGCCACCATTGGAATTAAAGAATTGTTGCCTACCGTTTGGGATTATTCCACTCATATATCAATCCTTTTTGTTCTCTCTGAGGTTCAGTATGCTAGGACGTTTAGCATTTTTTTGCATGTTCTTTTCTGTTTCAGTCGCTGCTTTATTTAAAGCATTTTGAAGCGAACTTTCACGAAAAGACGTACCCAAATTTTTACCAACATAACCACCGGCAGCAGCAACATAAGGATTTCCACCGCTAATTACGCCTCCAACTGTAGTGCCTACTGCTGCGCCAATCTTCGGTGCATGACTTGCAAGCATTTCAATTCGTTGCGCTTGAGCTGCTCCTCCTTCATACCCATGAATCCCAGGCATGATGTGACCACCAACATTTAAAACATGATAGTTTCTAACTTCACTAGGACTAAATGTTTCAGCAATCTTTTCTCCAACGACTGAGTTAAGCATTTTGTTTACATCGTTTTGATTCCAAACTCCTGCCCTTCCCCCTCCTGCATTATATACTTCACGAGCTAAAGCACCATCTATTTCAGCAAGTGCAGACTTGGCAGATTTGCGTAAACTCTCAGGCACTGGAGGTAGACCTTCAGGTGCACCTCTAACTATACCTTTGGACAAATCTTCCAATGTTCCTCTAACATGCCTCCATTGATCTTTGCGTAAATTGTTTAATTTACTAGGTATCTTTTCGTTTGGAGTTGTTGACTTAACAATACCATTTTGATCAGTTTCACCAAATAACTTTTTAAGACCTTCAGCTTCATAAATGTGTTGTTCGGCTTGATGGATTCTGTCACCAAGTTTATATAACTTTGGATCTGCAACTTCGGCAATATCACGATCAATAGCTGAATTAATGTCTGAAATTGTGCTTGCTTTCTCATGTGTCCATGAGGCATTTATACGTTTTCTAACTGCGTCAAAGGCAGAAACAGATCCAGGAGGATATACATTCCCAAATTTATCAGCAAATCCTACTTCTTTTGCAAGTTTAATAAGTTCGGCAGCGCCTTGAGCAACTTCAGTAGTTCCATGTAATTTTAAAGAAGCGTTCCATTGTGGATTTTTTAGCAAAGTATCAACATGATTTGTTTCAATTGGAGTATCTCCAATCTTATCTTTTGCATCTTTAAAGATTGTCTGTTTAGCCTCTTGTAAAAATCCTTTAAGGCTTGTAGGTTCTTCCGCACCAATTTCATGTTTTCCGTAAAAAACATCATTGATTTTCATGCCTCTTTGTTCGTCATTGGTAAGACTAGGAGATGCCCCAGTAGCTTCGATCCGCTTTTGAGCAAAATCAGACAAAGCATTTTGTTCTTCAGCAATTTGTTGCCTTAACAATTCACCTTTTGGTGTTCGATCTGGGTTTTTAGCCTCTTGATGCTCGTTTCTTAAAGTATTTTCGTTTCCAGTAATTACACCTTCACGAACTCTACCGTTAGGATTAATCGTACTTGCCACTTCAGATCTAATATTTTGCTCACGAACTGAAGCATCTTTAGGAGATTTTGAAAGTTTGTAAGCAGGGAATAATTCTCTATTAGCCTTTTCTTCGCCTGTAATTTCACCGGCAAATGGATTGTTTTGTGCTTTTGCTGCGCCTGTTGATCCTGCCATTACCTCGCTAGGTTGGGCAATTTCAGTTTTCATTGGAGGAGTTGTAACCTCTTTAAACTCTTGGGCTAACTTAGCACCTTGATTTAATGCTGCACCTCCAACTTTACCCATTGCTTGACCTACAGGCTTACCGGCTGCTAAAGTCAAAGAATTAATGTAACTTTGAACGTCCCCAGTTGGAATTCCTGTCTTCTCGGATATATACTGCGCTCCTTTATTAATATTCTCACCAATAAAGTTTAAAGCATTTTGAGACAATTCATTTTTATAAGCAGGAGTTTCGGTAACTCCAAAAGTCTTACCAAAAGGTTTTTCAAGAGCACCAGTAACTTTAGCCGATGTTGCTTGTGCTTGTTGATCGTTTTGTTGCAACGCTCTAGCTACGTTGTATGTTATTGGCCCAGCAATTCCAGGCAAAATATTACCAACTGTCACATCTGCCAATGATGAAAGACCAATACCTAAGTCTTTTAAGGCATTGATTCTGTTTTGATACATCTTTTCCCCTGCGTTCATCTGTCTTGCAGGAGCTTGAACGACTGGCGCAGTCTGAGTTACTTGAGGGGCTTGTTGGACAACTGGAGCTACAGATTTAGCTTGACTTGGTGTTTCTCCTACATCTTCTAAGAAACTGGCAAAGTCTGAGGGAGTTGATTTGGTTTGTGCAGACGGTTGATAAATGGCTTTAGTTCCATTCTCATGCTGAACAATTCCGGCAGATATTTGATGACGAATCACCGGATTACTTAAATCAATCTTTTGATTTGGATCAAGTCCTGCAACTTTTGCAACGTGAGCAATATAAGAGTTTGTGTCGTTCTCATTAGGAGGCGCCCATTTAGAGATTACATCCGCTAAAGTGCTTACACCTTTTTTTCCGTAACTTGCTAAGTTCTTATCAAGTGCTGCAAGTCCTTCCTCTGGAGTTTTGTACTGTGCCAACTTTCCACCAGGCATGAGTGCGCCTGGATTGTTATTCCTGATCGGTGCAGGAACATTTTTAGATTGAGGCTTTTCAGTCTCAACGTCATCAAGAAAATCAGCAAATGATCCCATTACAAACCGCCTGTGTTAACTAATTTTTGAATAACTTCGTGCTTGTCTTTGAATTCTTTTAATAGTTCTTTCTTTTTCTCAGCAGACATTCCAGGAGTTATACCGGCTAATTCATCACGTTTTTGCTTTTTCTGCTCATCCGTCATTGTCTTATCTTCGTGATGATTCATCATTTCAAATAATTTACTGTCTGCGTTATCGCCCCAAATCTTCTTAAATGTGTCCATGTTATTTGCGCCATAACGCTTAATAAACTTGGTTGCTGCGTCCGTTTGAAGATCAAGATTCTTCATGTCTGATTTTGCTCGTCTTCCAATGTTTAAGAGCACATCTGGATCATAGACTTCACTTCCGTTTGCATGAGCCTGTAAAGCCTGTCCTGCAACCGTATCCATTGAACCACCGGCAGCTTTTAGATTGGATATCTGCATATTTGCAATGTCTTTTGACAATTGCTGATACTTTGGATCTGCAACCATGCTACTTGCGTATCTAATTCCTTTATTTGCAAGATTGACTGCACCACCAACTACAGGCAAATCACCGCCTGGAATCCGCATTGTTTCCTCTTTGACCTTTTCAACTTGTTTGAGCATTTCATCCAAGTTTCTACGGTCTGTGACAAGGTTTTTCTTTCTGTCAATCAATCCACTGACGTATTGACCGCCTTCTTGAGTCTTTGTGTCCTCATTTGGCAATGGTGCGTAATTAGTTCCAGGTTGACGAACAGGGAACATCAATTGAGATGCCACTGGGTCTTGAGTTTGTGGAGGTGCGCTAGGAAACTGTCCAGGAGGTGTACCAGATGCGCCAGGAGCTAAGTTAGTCTGCGGTTGTGCTTGATTAGGATTTGCGTACTGTACAGGCTTAAATGTGCCAGTAATAGGGTCGTAAATAGATGCCGGTTGACCGTTTGCGCCTGGTTGTAAAGTGCCAAGAAGTTTATTTAGCTGATCCGCATTGGATATTGTTGCAAAATGCTCTTGTTTGATAAAGTTGTGATAAGCCTCTTGATCTTTCTTTTTGTCTCCAGTTGGAGTAGGGGCCATTCTTAAATGTAAAAGAGCCTCGTCTGGAGTTAATGCTCCTTGAGCAATCAACGCTGCCATTTCTTTTGCATGCTCGTCTGGAGTTACAACACCACCTTTATCAATTTTTTCAACCAATCCACCCAAACGCTGACCAGAAATAGTGTTCTTTTGAACCAGATTTCCTAGTTTTTTGTTGATATTTTCTTGTTGAGTTCCTTGTTGACCAAGTAAAGATGTAATTGTTGGTGCTAAATTAGTCGCTGCCTCTGGAGACTTGGAAAGCATACTAATAACACCAGGGATATTTACATTTCCGTTTTCGTCCGTGTTTTGTTGGATAGCTTTGGAAGATGCTTTATTTAACGCAATCTCTTGTTGAAGTTGCTGAAGTTGAAGATCGCCTTGTTGAACCGCAATATTGTTCTTTTGCAAGTTCATAAGATTATTCACAAACCCACCGAAATCGGGTATGGTTTGTTTTGTAGGGATTATTGATGGATCTATTGGCATATTTTTATCCTTTACCCTAATGCTAAAACTGCATCTGAAACACCGCCTGTAGCAGCAGCTCCACCAGTACCGCTAAATAAATTAGTTATTGCAGAGTTCAATCCTGATTTAGCACCAAGAGAATAAATTCCTGCTCCTCCCAATCCTAATTGCATCAAACTATTTAAAGAATTAGATTGAGCGTTTCCTGCTGCAACTTGTCCTGCTGCGGTTGCATTTGCTCCACCCATTAGGGCATTCCCTACGGATGAAGCATTGGCTGCACCAAGTCCACCAAGACCGGCAGCAGCGTTTTGCCCCATTCCTACCGTATTCATGTAATTATTCAAATATTGTTGATAATTACTTTGAGCCAATCCGGTTGTGTATTGTTGCAACCCTTTTTGTTGCGCCCCAGATAAATTCTGACCAGTCGCAGATTGTTGATTCTGTAACTGTTGAAGTCCTTGATTTAAAGTAAATTGATAGCCAGGAGTATTAGCCAAAGTAGACTGAATCCCTTGACTTCCTTGTGGGCCAAGACCTAAAAGGCTCATAAGTTGAGGCATCGCTGCCGTACCAAGACCCATATAAGGAGCTAAATTCTGCTGAGTTTGCTGAAACTGTGAGTTTTGCAAATCCGCTGCATATTTAGCTGCTGCAGCTTGAGTATTCGCAGCATCAGTTGCAGCTTTGGCTTGTTGATTTGCCCCTGTTAAATCACGAACTGCATTTGCAATAAAAGACATTATTCTCTCCCCATCATTACCATAGACCGATCTACACCATCTCTACGGTAAGCCTTGCTAATCCTACCCTCCTCGACAAATCCGCACCGCAGTGCT